TCATTTTTATTATATAAAAAGAATTCAAGACATTGGAGATTATACAAATGCAACAGACATACCTTTTAGATTTGTTCCTTGTATGACTTCAGGATTAGCTTTTTATTTAGCACAAAAATATCAACCACAGTTAGTTCAGCAAATGAAATTATATTATGAAGATGAATTAGCTAGAGCTTTAGCAGAAGATGGATCAGCTTCAAGTACATACATTACACCTAAAGCTTATTACCCAGGATCATAATGGAATACGGAAGTTTTAAAGATTTTATTGAAAACACAAATGATGATGAGTTAATGGATCTATACGTAGATTTTTTAAAAACAAAAGATTTTTCTAAACTAGAAAAAAGATTAAAAGAAAAAGGATATCAACCTGGAGAATATGCTATGGGTGGAAGTGTTGGAAAACCTCTAGGAGCTGGGGGTAATTAATGTCTAAATACGCAACAGGTAAATACGCACGAGCAATATCAGATAGATCAGGTATGGAATTTCCGTACAGAGAAATGGTTAGAGAATGGAATGGTGCGTTTGTTCATGTTTCAGAATACGAACCTAAACAACCACAGTTAGAACCAAAACCAATTAGTGGAGATGGAGTTGCATTAAATAATGTAAGACCTGATAGAACAGAACCAGCAACAACTGTAAGAATACCTGAAAATGGTTTTGAAACATACGCTGCAAGTTCTGGAATTATAAATGTATTTTCACCTGGACATGGATTGACAGATAATACTACTTATAGATTTAGAGGACCACCAACTACTTCTGCGGGAAGCGCATTTACATATTCTAATCCAGCAAGTTTTGATGGCATAGCAGGATCTAATATTGCTAAATCTGCAGGTTATACAATAAGAACTGGAAAATATAAAAGTGGTGCAAGAGATGCATCGAATGATTATTTAACAAATAATTTTTTCTTTTTTACAGTTGACACAAATACTGCTACAAGTGGTAATATAAAAGGAGGAGGTTACGGTTGTTCAATAGGACCTGTAACTATAGAAGCATGATTAAAATTTTTTTAAATTGGATTAAAAATATATTTAACCCAGAAAAAAGAGAACCGCATCTTGTAATGTATGATGAAGTTGAACGTGAAGAAACAGCAAAACAAAAAAAGATACGTTTAAAACATAAAGGAGATATTAAGTAATGGCGGGAATAAGTTACAGCGGACTAGTTACACAAATTAGAAACTATACAGAAACAGATTCTAATGTTTTGACAACAGATATTTTAGAAAACATTATTCTTAATTCTCAATATAGGATAATGAGAGATGTTCCAATTGATGCAGACAGAGTTCAACAAACCGGTAATTTGGTTGTAGGACAAGAATCAATTAATTCTCCTGGAGGAGCATTATTTATTAGAGGAATTCAAGTTTACGACTCAACTTCTGCTACTACAGGTCCTAATATTTGGTTAGAAAAAAAAGACGTAACTTACCTACAAGAGTATGTTTCTTCAACAGCTTCAGCAAAAAGAGGACAGCCTAAATATTATGCTATGTTTGGTGGAGCAACAGGAGATGGTGACACTAACTCTGGACGTATATTTGTAGCTCCGGTTCCTGATGCAACATACAAATTTAGAGTGCATTTTAATAAAATGCCAGCTACTTTAGCTTCAGATAATACGAGTAATTATATTAGTCTTAATTTTCCAAATGGGCTTTTATATTGTTGTCTATCAGAAACATATGGTTTTTTAAAAGGTCCAATAGATATGTTGACTTTATATGAGAATAAATATAAACAAGAGGTACAGAAGTTTGCTAACGAGCAAGTTGGTAGAAGACGAAGAGATGACTACACTGATGGCGCTGTTCGTATACCAGTAAACTCAGCAAACCCGTAGGAGTAAATTATGGCAATAACATCAGCAATTTGTACAAGTTTTAAACAAGAAATTTTAGTTGGAACACACAACTTTACAGCAACAAGTGGTAACACTTTTAAAATAGCTTTATTTACAAGTGATGCATCTTTAGGTGCTTCGACTACAGCTTATTCAACATCAAACGAAATTACAAACTCTTCAGGAACTGCATACACTGCAGGTGGAGCAACATTAACAAGTGTTACACCAACTACTTCTGGAACAACTGCAATCTGTGATTTTGCAGACGTTAGTTATACTTCAGCATCTTTTACAGCAAATGGTGCGTTGATATATAATGATTCACAATCTGACAAAGCTGTTGCTGTCATTGCTTTTGGTGGTGATAAAACAGTTTCTTCTGGAACTTTCACAATTCAATTTCCAACAGCAGACGCAAGTAACGCAATAATCCGTATAGCATAGGAGGGTCATCGTGCCCGACGTAACTTCAGGATGGGGCAGACTCACTTGGGATCAATCTCAATGGGGTGGATCTACACTTGTAACTACAGGTTTTGGTGCTGAAGATTGGAATAATGGATCTTGGGGTCAAATCAATGATGAAATAGTTTTTCCAACGGGAGTATCTGCAAGTTTTTCTATAGGAGATGCGGTTGCATATTCAGCACAAGGTTGGGGAAGAGATGGTTGGAGCAGTGAGCCGTGGGGCGAAAGTTTTGATCCAGTTATTTCAGTTGAAGGTTTTGGTCTTACAGCCTCTTTAGGTACAACAGAAGAATCTAATCAAACTGGTTGGGGAAGACTATCTTGGAATACTGCTGACTGGGGTGAAGGCAGAGATGAAACTGTATCTATTTCAGGTTTAGAAGCAACTGCTTCTCCAGGATCTATAACTATGGGTGTTACATACCTATTAGAAATGATAGGTGCTAATCACTCAATGACTTCTAGTGTTGGAAGTCCAAATGTTTTTGGGGAAATAACAATTCCTATTACAGGTGTAGAATCAACTTTTGCAACACCAACAATGTCTTATGTTGGAACTTTAGTTGGTTGGGGTAGAGATGAATGGGGAGATCTTTCTTGGGGTGAATCTACAAATCAAGTTATTCCTTTAGTTGGAAGAGAAGCAACTGCAAGTTTAGGAACTTCTACATTAGAATTTGTATATGAGTTATCTGGTCAAGCGGCAACAACAAATGTTGGAAGTGTTAGTTTTGTAATTAGTCCAACAGTTGCAGTTAGTGGACAAACTTCAACAGTAAGTTTGGGAACTTTAGGATTAACTTTTGGTGTAAGCACTGAGCCAATATCAGGTGTAGCTTCAACAGCTAGTTTAGGAACTTTAGGTTTAGAATTTGGTCCAAGTGAAATTACAGGAGTTTCTTCAACAATTTCTCTTGGAAGTATTACGACAGGAGCAATTGAATTAATAAATCCAACAGGTGTATCTGCAACTGTTTCAGTAGGATCTCTTACTGTTGGTATAGGGGTTCCTTTAACTGGAATATCATCAACAGTAAGTATAGGATCAATAACTTTAGCTGATATAACTCAAGGTTTATTAACAGATACAATTACTGCTAGCGTAGGTTTACTTGGAATAGAATCTTACGCAAATATTGACACAGGATCAAATACATCGTATACAAGTGTTGCAACAGGATCAAATGATACGTATTCTGATGTTTCAACTGGAAGCAACACTTCATACAGTAATGTTTCTACTGGATCAAATGATACATATTCAGATGTTGCAAGTGGATCAAATACAAGTTATACTGACGCTGCATAGGAGATAAAATTTATGGCATCAACATACACACCTTTAGGGGTAGAACTTCAAGCAACTGGTGAAAATGCCGGTACATGGGGGACGAAAACTAATACTAATTTACAAATTATAGAACAAATTTCTGGTGGATATACTACACAATCAATTGCTGGTAGTGCACAAACTACAACTCTATCAGTTTCTGATGGATCAACAGGAGCAACTCTATCTCATAGAATGATTGAGTTCACGGGAACAATTACAGGAAATCAAATCGTAACTATACCTCTAGATGTTCAAACATTTTATTTTTTAAGAAACTCAACTTCAGGTTCATATACAGTACAATTTAAATATGTATCAGGAAGTGGTGACTCATTTACTTTTGCAGCAGGTGATAAAGGTGATGCTCTTGTATTTGCTACTGCAAATGATGGAACTAATCCAGACATTGATACTTTACCAGCTGGAGATGTTACATTAACTGGAACACAAACTTTAACAAACAAAACTTTAACTAGTCCTAAAATAGGAACTTCTATTTTAGATACTAACGGAAATGAATTAGCTTTATTAACTGCAACAAGTTCTGCAGTAAACGAATTTACAATTGCAAATGCTGCAACTAGCGCAGGACCAACTTTATCATCTACAGGTGGTGATAGTAACATTGATATAAACATTACACCAAAAGGAACTGGAGATGTAGTTCTTGCTGCTGATACTGTAAAAGTTGGAGATTCTGGAGCAGCTGCTACATTAACTTCAAATGGAGCAGGAGCGCTTACAGTAACTACTGGTGGTGCTACAGATTTAGTTTTAAGTACAAACAGTGGAACTGATTCAGGTACCATTACAATTACAGATGCAGCTAACAATGATATTACAATTGCTCCGAATGGTACAGGAGATGTTGTTCTTTCAGCTGATACTACAAAAGTTGGAGATGCTGGAGCAGCAGCTGTTTTAACTTCAAATGGTGCAGGAACACTTACAGTAACAACAGGTGGAGCTGCCGATCTTATTTTAAGTACGAATTCTGGAACTGATTCAGGAACTATTACAATTACAGATGCTGCTAATGGAGATATAACTATTTCTCCTAACGGAACTGGAGTTGCTAAAGCAGTAGATGCTGCAGATGCAACTGGAGCAATTAAAATTGCAGGTAAAGAAACTATTTGGGTTCCAGCTTCTGCAATGTATCCTAATTCTACAAATGGTTGTGCAGATCTAGAACAAACAGAATTAAGTAATGGTCCAGAATTAAAATCTTTGGACTTTGACAAAGACTCAGACGAGTTTGCACAATTTGCTGTTGCTTTTCCTAAATCATGGAATGAAGGCACAGTAACTTTTCAAGCATTTTTTACAGCTAACACAACAAACACAGGAACTACAGC